AAGAGCAACCTCTTTGAATAATACTCGTGTGTTCGGATTTGTGGTTACTTGACCCGCACTTTTGAATGCACCAGAGATTTCATCTGGAAACTTACCCATAAGTTTTACTGTAGCAAGTTTAGCGACCTCAGTATTTGCAGCACCACTGAATGCTGAACCTAAAGTTTTACCTGTTTGTTGTAAGAGTGCATTAACCGCACCACTACCAGATTTAAGACCGGCTTCTGCGGCCGCACCCATACCACCGATTTGCATATTATCATATGCAACATTGTCACGGAATTGGATACCAGCGGGAATATACAGGGACACCTGTCTTCCTAATGAAGTAAGAGGTTTTCTTTTAGTTACAGGCATTCTGTCGGGGACAAATCCTTTCACATCTTCAATCGCTTTCTCTTGTTCTTCAGGATTCTCTCCAGCAACTTTTAGTGCCGCAACTTTTGTGAGTGCCCTTCCAATATCGGTAACCGCCCCAAGAACATTACCGAGATCGGTTTCATCTTCTTTCATGACATTGAAAATGATTCTGCCCCCATAGTCATCTGGGTTATTCAGTGGGTACTCAAGGTCTTTTCTTTCTAACCCCTTGATTATACCCTCAACATCTTTTGGTTCTGCCATTTTAGTTTCTCTATAAATAAGTTAGAAATTCATTATCTTTATTTATAAGGTTTTTATGGCATATTCGGGCAGATACAGAGTAAAAAATCCAAAGAAGTATGAAGGAGACCACACAAAGGTCACCTATCGTTCTTTATGGGAGAAACACGCCTTCAGATGGTGTGATGATAACCCCAAAGTGGTGAAGTGGTCTTCCGAAGAGGTTATTATACCATACTTATATGAAGTTGACAAGCGTTATCATAGATATTTTATGGACTTAAAGATTGTTTTGAATGATGGAAAGACTTGGTTGGTCGAGATCAAACCAGATAAAGAAACCAGAATACCTACTGGGAATAAGAACACCAAGAGATACCTCAACGAGAGTTTCACCTATGTCAAGAATATTAACAAGTGGGAAGCTGCGAACGAGTATGCAAAAGATCGTGGATGGAAGTTTATTATCTGGACGGAGAAGAATGAACCATTGAAGACTCTTATTCCCAAATCAACAAAACCATTGAAACCTTTGAAGAAAACTTTGAAACCTTTTCGTAAGAAACGTAAAAAATAGGTATAAATAAACGTATGAGTAATATTTTCAACAGACTAGAATTACAGGCATTCCGTGCGGGAGTTACACCTCGTACCAAGGAGAGTCGTGATTGGTTTATGAATAAAGCAAAGAATATGCGAAACATAAACCGACAGGCACTTATAAAAGAAGACCCCTTGACACAAAGGACTGCACTGAAGAATCTGTCGAGAACTGGATTAGTTGGAACAATGCAGATGTTCTTCTATGACCCCAAACACAAAGAGAAACTTCCATTCTATGATTTGTTTCCTTTAGTTATTGTGGTTGGGCCTGCGGAAGGTGGATTCTATGGATTGAACTTGCATTACCTTCCACCGATTCTACGTGCAAAGATGTTGGATGCATTGATGGAAACCGCAAACATGAAAGCGGGTGAGGACGCAAAGTTTCAGATTACATATAAGAGACTGCAAGCAATTTCCAAGTTAAAGTATTACGAACCATGTTTCAAACATTATCTGACTAAACACGTCAAGAGTAAGTTTGCGGAAGTACCAATGCCCGAATGGGAGATTGCAACATTCTTACCGACTGCACAGTTCAGAAAGGCAAACTCTAAGAAAGTTTACGCAGACTCACGAAAGAAAATAGGTAAAAATGCATGACGTTAAACATTGATGACTTTAAGTCACAGGTTAGTAAAGGTGGCGGTGTCGCTATGGGGAATCTATACAAGATTTTCCTTCCACCTATCAAGGGTGATGCACGAGAGATGAACTTACTCTGTAAGGCGACATCGTTGCCAGGCAGACAGATTTTATCGACCGAAAAACAAATGGGTCTTACAGTATCTAAGATTGCATATGGTTATGCAAACGAAGATGTAACGTTGACCTTCCATTGTCTTAATGATATGAAAGTAAAAGAATACTTTGAGACATGGCAGAATCTTGCGGTTAACCAAGAGAATCAAGAAATCGGATACTTTAATGAGTATACACATCCGATTATTATTCAAGCTATAAAAAAGGGAGTTGCATTCCCTATTAAAAAGAAAAAATTATTTGATACTGGTAAGATACCATCTTCGATTAGGGGTAGATTACCACGACTAGGGCCAATAGACCTCGCACAAGGTGAACTAGATTTTAACGGAGTATTTGGTGATGATATCACTTATACGTGTGTCCTAGATAAAGCATACCCAACAACATTGAACGCAATTGAGTTGAGTGATGATGGACAGTTACTTGAAGTGACAGTACAAATGTCATACAAGAACTGGAAGTCCAAAAAAGGTGACTCTGTACAGTCCGACTTTGTTAAAGGTCTGGCGGGTGAACTAATTCGTAAATTTTTATAACATTATTTGGAGAATATAATGGCATTACCTAAGTTAAATGGGAATCCGAAGTATGAAATGACGATTCCATCCATGCAGAAGACAGTGAGGTTTAGACCATATCTGGTAAAAGAAGAGAAGGTTCTTCTCATGGCATTTGAGAGTCAAGATACGACTCAAGCAATGAAAGCGATAATTGACACCATTGAAGTTTGTGTTGATGATAAGATTAACACCAAGGAATTAACCACATTTGATGTGGAATATATGTTTACCAAACTCCGTAGTAAGTCGGTAGGTGAACGTAGTAGATTGAACATGAAGTGTACCAATTGTGATACACCGAATGAGTTTGAAGTCAATCTAGAAGAACTAGAAGTGACAATGGATAAACCTTCCGAAAAGATTGAGTTACAGGAAGATGTCTATGTCGAGATGGGTTATCCATCCGCAGACGTTTTGATGAACATGAAAGAAGGTTTATCACAAACAGAACAAATAATCGAACTGATTGTCTATAGTGTCAAGAACATTATGACCGAAGATGAAAACATCAACGCAAACGATGTGCCTAAAAAGGAATTGCGTGATTTTATAGATTCTATGACAGGCGACCAGTTTAAGAAAGTTAGTGAGTTTGTTGCAACGATTCCAACTCTGACAAAAGAGATTGAGTTTGATTGTAAAGAGTGTGGAACGCACAACGAACATACACTATCGGGTTTTACTGATTTTTTTTAGTAAACCTTTCCCATGATAGTCTGATAAATTTTTATGAGACTAACTTTTCGTTAATGCAACATCATCATTACAGTTTAACAGAACTTGAAATGATGATGCCGTGGGAAAGGGAGGTATACGTTACTCTTCTCACCGAACATATTAAAGAAGAGAACGATAGGATAAAACAACAACAGGGTAGATAGATGTCCGAAGAAATGCACCCCTCTGCTGGTAGTGGTAGAGACCAAGAATCTCAGAAGAATCTTCTGAGAAAGTTGATCAACACCATGAAAGAAGACAATGCCGATGCCAAACAGTATCGGAAGGCGAGTATTGACAGTTTGGTCGGTATCAACAATCTTGTTGTAGATTTATTGGCGGGTAGTCAAAATGAATCTAAAAAGAATGATAAAGATAGAAAGAAGGAAGACTCTAAGAGGGGTGATGAACTAGAAGAGAAGAAGGAACGTAAAGGACTCTTCTCAAAACTTGCAAAACTTCCTTCCTCTCTCAAGGATGGTGTTCAGAAAGTAAAGGATGCTCCTGGCAATCTTATGGGTTCGCTTGGTAAGAAGGTCAAGGGATTCAGTGGAATGCTCGGAGGACTCGCAAAGGGCGCTGGTGTTGGTATACTTGCGATTGTTGCTGTTGCTGGACTCATGTCATCTGGTATCATTGATGCACAGAAAGTTAAGGACAGTGTTCTGACCCTACTGAGTATAGGGAATGAGATGGATGCAAGTAAACTTGCAGCTCTTCTATTATTCAAACCAGCGATGGTTGCGATTGGTGTGGGTCTTGCTGCATTTGGTGCTGGTTCTGCGATTGCTGGTATGTCCCAAGCACTACTCGAAAAATTTGGTCAGGGTAACTGGGCGCAAAATGTTGTTGATAATGTCACAACACTATTGTCAATCAAAGATAATCTTGGTGGCAATCTGAATATGCTTATAGACAGTGCAATCTTTACAGCAGCCATGGCAGGTATAGGTGCTGGTCTCGCAGTATTCGGTATTGGTTCTGGACTGAACGCTTTCATGAAAGGTAGTGATTGGGCGCATGGTATTAAAGATTCAGTAATAACCTTGATGTCCATTAGCGATGAACTGGGTGGTTCATTGGCATTCATTGGAGATGGTGCTACATTCCTTGTTGCAATGACAGGTATTGCTGCGGGTCTTGCGGT